ACGGTTTACTGCTCGAATAGTAATTGCCATTTCATGAAAACTCATGTTGAAGCCTCCTCAATAGCTCGCCTAATAGATCGATTAATTCGATTGATGAGACTCTGCATCCGAAGTTCAACAGCGTTGCTCAAAAAACGGCGAGCCTGAATATACCGTGTACCGAATTCTTGGTAAATGGCGTAAGGGGCTGTGGCACCCAGCTGCAGGATCCAGTCTCGCACCTTCGCGTAAATGCTGTCTCTCAGACGGCCTGTTCGAACAGGGCAACGTGCACGAGCCACGTTTTTCATAGCTTCCGCTTCAAACCGCATGGCGTCATGAACATTACGTTTCATGCCACCGTCTAATCGGTCTAGCTTATCCCGTAACTCTGGAATCCCATCTATGTGCATCTCCATCTCAACTGACATTACAATTCCTTCCGTTTCTTGCTGTGGAGCCATGCAGAGTGAATCGCTGCTCCAGCGATCATCCCAGCGACTAAAGCGGCTATCACATTCCAAAACTCAATCACCGATGCCTTCCCTCCGCTTTGCTCTCTTCATTTCCTCTTGAGTTTGTCGATCTATTTCGTTCATGATGACGATGAACTCCTCTACTGTTTTAGCGGGCTGACGTGCAAGCTCCTTTGGAGTCCAGCCGAACTCTTTGCAAAGACGGAACTCAGTGAGGCTAGGATGTGGTTTCTCACGTTTCATCGCCCGGACGAGTTTTTTGTTTCCTCCAGCGTTACGCCGCATAGCTTGTTGACAACTTTGCTGAAAAGTTCACCAAGCCCAATGGGTATGCCATCTTCTTCGTTCAACAGCTTCTCCAACGTGATCGGATTGCCTTCTGGTTGCCCTTTCAGGCTTGCCCAGATAGTCTCCGCTTGAATGGCTACATAGTCGCTGCGAAGTACATTCCCTGTTATTGGATGATACTTCGTATGCTTCTGGATGATCCGGCTACGTTTAGCCCAGCTAATCTCTTGGAAAACGTATTTCCCATTGTACTCTTTGCCAAATCGATCGTCAAACTCAATGGTTTCTTTTCGCATTGTTAATTCTCTCCATAACTTTAATACGATTTTCAAACGCGGTTTCCATGTCTTCACGAATTATGTCCCGTTGCCATTTGGGAAGCCCAATGTATCGTTTCATTAGCTTCATCGTTTTTGAACGCCCGAATGTCAGCGGAACGACTTCAACACCCATGTTATCCATTCCCCACAATCACGATTATGAAACTGAACGTGTCAATGCCTACCGTTGCTGGATCCACATTAAGAACGAATGTTGCGGGAATGGATGCGTCAACAGGGATTTCGCTTGCACTGTAGTCCCAAGAGAAGGTTATGAAAGACAAAGCATTTACAGGGTCCCAATTTTCCGTCCACATAGTTAGGTTGATGGGAACATTGCTTTCATTTTTGATGTAAGCTGAAAAATTCTTGCTTTCGCCAGGTTCAACTATGCCCCAATCAATTTCTAACACTGGAATCGTGCAGTTAACGTCTTTGTAAACCCCAACTCCCATGAGTTTCAATGTTGCTCTTGATGAAATTCTCCATGTCCACTGCATAACAGCGTATGTTACCGCTGAGCCGACGAACAAGCCAACGACAACCGCTAACGCAACAATCCGAAGAAATTTTTGTTCCATTTCAAACGCCCTCAGCTTATGCTCACTGGACCCTTAGCAACAAACGGAGCTTTCAAAGCCACTAGATCCTCTATGCGTGTAGGTGTCGAGACGTTCTGCCACTTGCAACCGACAAAATTGGCCTTATTGGTTCCGCCAAGACCAAACTCTAGGCTGAACTCGTTATCGTTGATGGCGTCATCAAACTCTTCATCCGTCTCAAAATTGAAAGTTACCTCTCCTGAGAGGTCTCTGTGTCGTGCAGTTAGGTACTTCAGCATGTAACCGTCTTGGCCTCTGATCACGGGGATTCGTTTAAGGTTGTTCGCGATCTCAAATTTGAAGTCGGTGACGCGTTCCAGCGTTACCGTGTTCTTCTTGACGTAGCTTTCATAGAAAGGGATAGCCGCCTCATGGTCGGTGTATGATTGGCCGACTTTTGTGGTTAAAATCCCCGCGTTCCTTCCTATAAAGTCAGTCGTCATCTTGAGGCAGTCCTCCACCGAGCATTCAGCAGTCACGTTGTTTATTCTGCAGCCTTGGTATAGTAGTGCGAAGATGCCGCTTGCTTTCTCGTATACTATTTCTATGCTGTAGGAGTTTAGCAGAGTTAGGTCAGCCATGAAAAGCGTGTGTGGGTGATAGTTAACTTTTAGATCGGCTTGTCTTAGGCCTCTTTTGATAAACTGCAGGTCGCGGGACCCTGTTCCGCGTACTTTGATATTACTTGGGTTGAGTATAGGGTCCACGCTGATGACAGATCCTATTCCGTGCATTGCGGGAGTTGCCGGTGTTACTCCATAGGTTGTCTCCTCAACATAGTACAGTTTTGCTTCATGCCCGCCGTAAGGCATGCTCACTTTTTCTCAACTCCAATCATTCTAAGTTGTTCCTCCAAACCTATGCGTAATAACAAGCCATGTGATAGCCCACCATGGAGGCTTGAAATCGAGGTCCTCACTTTCGGATGGAGAGATTAAATCGACATAACTGAGGTTTCCGCTAGGAGATTTACAGTTGGATCTTATGATGTGCTCTATTTCTCTGCGGAGTTTCCAACGCATCTTTTTGCCGGTTATTCCAGTTTTGTCAATTGCCCAACCAGTAACGTGATAGCAATCTTGATACAGAACTTTTCCAGCACCAATGGACAACTGTCGGACCGTGCTCCGGGCAGGCTCCAAATCAATCGTGACTTGGGTATCAAAATTCTTGAATGCTTTAGAGTTGAAACCTTCTTGGCTGACGTGGCAGGTTGCAGCCGTAACATCGTCATCTTTCGTAAGTGAAATGTTGTCTTTAATCAGCTTGAGAAGTGTAGTTTTAGGATCTTCTACGCTCATGTCATCACCCGCCTGCACAAAGCTGTTCGATACTCCAAGTTGCCACGAAAATGATACGATTCTGGAGGCAGGATCTCCCATTCATCATTCTGCCAAACGACACGGTCTTTATGCTGAATATCTGCGGTCACAAAAATGCGAATGTAATCAGCTACAGAATAACCGGGTTCAAACGCTATTTCTTCTACTTGAGCTGGTTCCACAATGGTCTTAATGTCTTGGTTCGTCCAAGTTATAGCTAAATCTCCAGTGTCAAGGTCAGCTGCTCCTTCTTGTCGTTTCTTCCAAGTAACCGTTACTCCTTCTTGGTTTAGAATCTGTGGAAAATAGCCCATACTAAGCCCTCCCGAGATGGGGCTTACGTAACCTCTCAATCAACCGTTCAACTTCTCGGTAAAGGGTTTCAGCCTTTTCGCTCAGAGAGGGTCCGCTACCTGCTTCAGAAACACTTAGAGAACCGATTTTATAGCTTAGACCAGAAGCAACTCCGCCACTTATGTGAACCAAGCAATAGATCGCCGCAAGATTAGTGATAGCAGCGGCCTCAGCTTGCAGACAACTTGAATAATTAATGGTTCGACCAGTTTCAATCTCAATTTCAGCACAAGCATCCACGATAAATTCTGTGACTGTCGGATCGTCAATGTCTGAGCTTGAAAGATTTATGCGGTTGCGGACACCGTCAGGCGTTACACTTGCCATTCAGTCACGCTCTAAACAAGCGTGCGTAAAGCGGGAATTTAAACCATGTCGGATAAAATAGATAAAATATACAAAATAGCTAAACTGATGGAAAGCGGTAAACAATGGTGGATCATGGATGAGTTCTGCGGGGTTATTGTCTACAAGTCTCCTGCGGTGCGTACGGCTGGGAGAAAAAAGGCTTTTGGGAGAGTGTTAACGATTTATGAAGTGAATCAAGTTTTAACATGTATTGCTCGGGTTGTAGTTCATCCAAAATATCGTACGATCGGGCTTGGTGTGAAGCTTGTGCGTGAAACGCTTCCTTTAGCCGGAAAGCCTTACGTGGAAACAACAGCAGTTATGGCACGCTATAATCCGTTTTTCGAACGTGCAGGAATGACAAAAATCGCTGAGAACTACACTGCCTATGAGCATAGTGAGGTTGCTCAAGTTGAAGGAAGGCGATAGACTAAAATGGGAAATCAAAGCAAAGGATAACCGAATAATTGTCCTAGTTGAACCTCTCACAGAGTTTGGAGAGGATGAGTAATGACATTGAACAAATGGACTGATGAGAAAGGGGATCCGATTAAATGCATCTCAACTCGAGCAGCACTAGATGTTAATGATATTCTCAAGAAGCTAAGGATGCCAATTCCGCACCCTAGCCAATTGACAGGACATGAAGACAATGTTGGAGATTTATTGATTTCAATCCTTGAAAAGTTAGGGTATGATGCTAAGGCTGATATAAAAAAGAAACCCCAGATAAAGCATGCAATTGTAAAAGGTAGAAGAGAACCAGACTTGGGTGTTTATCGTTATAGAGTTTCTAGAAACATTCAACTTTATGGAATTGTCACAGATTTCAAGGCATACCGAAGCGAATTGACTTTATCAATGGAAGAAAAACTTGCAGGGTACTGTGGTCTTGCTGGGGCTTTGTATGGAATACTTACAAATGGTGCTGGAATTATCATAATTAAACCGACTAGGGGAGTAGTTGAGTGGAGCTATTGCGATAGAATACCCAAAAAATACGAATTAGTTGAAGAATTGAAAGCAAAACCCAAGACAATTTACACACCTACAGACATAACGTATGCAAAAAGAATAACCAAAGAACTTGATCAGAAAACTATCGAGAGTCTGGCTCAGAGATGTCACGAGATTATAAGAAGTAGAAAAGGATTGGCTGTCCCAGAGAGGCTGTATGAGTTTTCTAAACTCTTGATCACTCGCATAGTGGATGAACGAAAATATATCGAAGGAGATCAAGGCGATCTTCTGATTACACGAGAAGCTATTCAAAATCTCAAAGCAAAGAGAGTAAGCATTAATGACTACGCAAAAGAGTCTCTGGATTATGTGAGAAAGGAGATAGGAATTTTCGAAAAAGGAGAGTCCGTAGATCTTCCTTCCGATGTGGTTGAGGAAATTATTGATTTTCTTGATGACTATCCTATGTGGGTGAAAGAGATAGATGTTCTCGGGCAGGTTTACGAGAAATTCCTTATGAACACCATGACGGGACAAGAGTTAGGGCAATATTTCACTCCTCGTTCAATTGTCGAATGCATAATTGGGATGGTAGATCCAAAGCTTGAGCAGACGATTTTAGATCCAGCTGTCGGAACTGGGGGCTTTTTAATATACATATTGAACTATCTGAAGAAAAAATATAACATCACTTCAGAAGAAAGAAAACAGATCAAAAAAGTGGCTCAAAACTTATATGGCATTGATATTTTCGATATAATAAGCAAACTTTGTAAAATCAATATGTGGTTGCACGGAGATGCACACGAGAACGAAGTTAGAGCAGACAGTCTTGATATTGATCAAATGCCAACATTCTTGAAAGAGGCTCTACTTCATCCTGAGACTAAGGGTTTTCAAATACTTTTGACAAATCCGCCTTTTGGAGCAAGAGGAGGCAATCGGTTATCGAAAGACATCGTGGAGAAGTATTGTGAGAAGTTCGAGAAGCAAGGTATTAACATGTTCGAATGTGCATACAAAAATGGTGTACTGCGAGAAAATGGCATACAGCCTCAATCGGCGTTTCTTGAGCTTTGCATGAAAGCCCTAAAGGTTCCTGAACGACTTGGTGAAGGCGGTGTTTTGGGCATTGTGATTGATAATGGCATATTAAGCAACACTAGAGACGAGGAACCGACACTCAGACAACTAGTCAGAGAACATTGCGTCGTTGAAGCAGTTGTCGGATTGCCAGGTGGTTCTTTCAAGATGTATGGCTCAATGGTTATACCAAGTTTCATTATCTTGAGAAGAAAACATCTACATGAAAAACAAGGTGCAGTATTTAGAGCAGAAGCTCATACAATTGGCTACGTTCCAGCTAGTAAGAGATTTAGATCATACTCTGATGCTGACTTTAAAAAAATACTTGAGTGTTGGCGAGAATGGAAGAAAAAAGATGGTAAAATACCAACTAAGACCTATGGGAACATTAAACTAAAAGTCATTGATAGCGTATTGCCTATCTGGGTGGTAGAAGGCGATATTGAAGACCGACTGGACAACAATTTCTTTTCTCCTTCAAGTTTTGAGGCTTTGAAAGAAGTTGATAGACTAGAGACAATTGGAAAAGTCAGGAAGGTGCCGTTGAAAAGATTGGTTGCCAAACGAATTCTTACGGGAGTTGAACCAACAAAAGGGGCAATCCAGGTCTTGGAAGGAAGAAATATTCAGCCAAACTATATCAATCCAAAAAAAGATAAGTTTACTTCCTCAGAGCAGAGATTAATCGAGGCGTATGACCTCTTAATCAGCAAAGATGGTTCTCCTGGTGTTGTCTCTGTTGCTCTGCCCATTGTTTTGGAACAGTTGGGGAGAATTTCTGCTGGCACACATGTTTACATAGTTAGATTACAAGACCAATATGAGAAACATACTTGCTTTATAACATCATTTCTCAATTCAAAAATCGGGCAAGGCATCATTAGAAAATTCATATCTGGTTCTGTCAGCTCCACTATTAGAAGAGACGACCTTTCAAATGTCATTGTTGTGCTACCAACAAAAGATTACGAAAGCCTAAGCAGAGAGACAGAACAGAAAATGGAGCAATTACAGAAAAGCGTCTTGCTTGCGAATGGTTTCATGGAGCCTTCTAGAGACCTAACGCTTGATTTGGGCATGGAAAATGACATATCCGAATTACCGATAAATTGGATGCCGGGAGGAAAAAGAGATGCTCACAGATACTATAAAGAAAGAAAAACTTAGGAATTGCTTCACTTTTTGATAATATGGCTTAATTTTTCCCTCTTGAAGTATGCAAAAAAGGGTCTCTCACACTTTTCACAGTCAAATTTCTTAACACGAAATACAGAGTAATTCCATTCCTTCAAGGCTTTGGGAATATCCGTTCCACACCTTGGACACTTAACCATTCTGGATCTCCGAATTTAATATAGCCACATTTCTTCAAAAAGCTTTCCTTAGGTAAAGATACTCCGCAGAAGCTTCGTTTTGCAACAACCCAAAATCGTTGAGCCTTAATCTGCAACACAAGTTCATATTAACGCAACAGAACCCGACGAACAAGTTTTCAGCGACTATGTATCCCTCACGATACAGCGGTATAGAAAGAATGTGGGCACGTTCAGGCTAAATTATTAATGCAACTTACGACGAGAAAGTTGGATGCGTGAGAAAATGGGAGAACAAAGAAGAGAAAATACGCGATCGTTGGTGTACGGCGTAATGCTCGGTGTCCTTGGGAATATGTTGGTGTCAGCATGTGTTGAAATAGTGAATACTTCTGGTTTTCTACAGAGTCTTTGGACTATTGTGCTTGCATTATCATGGATAGTGTTCATGCGAACTTTTTCTCTGTCAGCAAGAAAGCTAGATCTGCCAACTCAGGGAATAACACTTACCACATATGCCTTCCTTGCTTTCATAGTAGTATGGGCACTAATAGTGCACTTTGTGCTACCGCTCTTTATCTCTTAATTTTCCCTTTTTTATAAAATTCTAACGCACACCCATGTTTCCGTCGTAGAATTAGGCTGAGAAGTGGGGTGGTCACCCTATTTTTTACATGAAAACTTGTTTTCTGCTTAAATATGGTCTCAGACAAAATTTTGCGAGCAGTCATCGAATGATAGGCTGTATTTTCACGAGGGTTTCGCAACACAAGAACCTGTGTAAAAAGGCGAATAGCCATATGATTACGATTTAGGTTTAGGGGCAAACGGTAAAGAGGTGTACGGCTGGAGTCAAGTTTTCCTATTGTTATGGTATGTTTTGATGCCTTTTCTTAACAGCATTTCCAATACGTGGCTGACACTAGGCTCAGCTCTATCCTCGGCTTCTGCCTTTTCAGTTTCCAACATTAATACATGCTTAAAGTTTTCAAAAACTTTCTTGTCAACCGTTCCCTCGATCTTAATTCTTGTCTGTAGTTGCCTCTTCTCTTCATCGATACTCATTCTAAAATAACCTCGACTGGTTTCTGTTTGCTATAGTAGGGCGGCGAGTGGTTGGGACTAGCGTAAAGAACGCGTATTTCGCCAGCCTGATAGGTTGACAGGGTTAAGGTTTGACTTTCTTCTCGAGTTTAGCAAGGCGCTCTTTGATTTTGTCGATTTCAGCCGTCAGCTCAAGGTTATCCAAGATTTTCTTTTTACCCAATTTTCAATTCACCTCTACATAAAAAAGGGAGAAAGAAGCTTACGCACCGGTGATTTTACCGATAGCGTTAGCTCTCAGTGTTGCATAGGCCCATCTGGCGGTGACAGCTACTCCAGCTAGGTCCTTCACTGGGTCCTCGTAGTCCTCTGCGGTGATGTCTCTCCGAATGAAGAGGACTCCCGCGTGTTTGCTGTCAGCAACAAATGGTGTGCTAGTTGGGACTCTTGTTGAGATTAAGACGCGCATGCCAAGTAACGTTCCGATTTTTCCAGTGGGCGCCACTGCTGGACCGCCCCATTCCATAGCTTTCTGAATAGCCGTGTCCTTCAACAGATCCGCGAACTTGCTGGGATGAACCGCTATAACATTAGCTGCGAAATCGTCTGTCATGATTAGGTTAATCATGTCGACAATATCAGCATACGCCAGGGTTCCCGGTGTTGCTGCTGCAGCGCTGTTTCCCGCGTCATTAAGCATCTGGGTTATGATTTTCTCGGTTTCGATGTCTGCCATGGCACGGCCTGCTTCCGCAAGCTGATATTGAATCACGTCCCACTCAGCATCCTCAACCATTTCACGGCTGATCAATGGACGAACCCCGTACTTCTTAGGCGCCAAAGTCACGCTGTCATAATCTTCTGTGCCAATCGGAATTTCAGCACCCTCAGCAACCTCGTAGGCCTTGCTCAGTTTCGCACGCGGAATCTTTATGCTAGGCTCATCCTTCGCCATCACCGTGACAAGCTCTCTACCTATTAAGTTAGGCTTCGCAGCTTCCCACACAATATCTAAGACTTTCGCAACCGCTTGGCTGCTGTCACTCAGTAATGTACGTCGGAGATGTGAATCCTGCCCCATTATCACTGGGAGCATCTTCTGCTGCAGCTCTCGATAAAGCTGATCCACTGTTTTACCGCTGAAGCTTGTGTGGAGATGTTGTTCGAGACGTTCAACCGCTAAATTGGTCTTCTTCCCACTTGGAACAAAAACTCTACTCATTCTTCTTGGACTCATCACGATCACCTACTTACATACGAAAACCAGTATCCAGTCGTCCGCTGCCGCTGCCGCCTGCAATGCTATCCCCGCCTTTCTACCATAGTAGATCGTGTACGTCGCCGTTCCCCCTTCATCCACAGCCTGATCACCCATTTCGATAGCTCTGCCTTGGTCATCGCTCTTCACCGCCTTTCCACGAGTGATCACTCCACCAGCCTTAACCTTGCAGATTCCGTGAAGGCAGACTGGCGCTTTTTCACCGCTGGAAGCGTCCTTCAAAGCCACGCCGATCGAGTCGCTGTCCGCTACCGCTGGCTGAACCTCCAAGTCTCCAGTCAATCGCACATAGGTGCCTTTGGTAACAGCTGCTGTCGCCTTGAAAAGCGAGACGATCTCACCTTCGCTTATGAAGCCCTCTTCGTCAGGCCAGTTATCAGTCACTACTGGCCCTCCATCACTTCACGAAGCGATAGATTCTTCAATGTAGCGCTGTCGTCGGCTTCGGGTTCTTGAGGCACAATAATAGCTCGGCCAAGTTTCTGCTCAACCTCGCCTTCATTGGTAGATGCCGCTGTTTTCGTCGCAAGAGCTTTCTCTAATGCTTGAATTTCTAAATCAAGTGCGTCAATTTGCTGTTGAAGTTGAGCTTTCTCTTCTTCTGTCGCGCCTTCCAGCTTCTCGGTCAAAGCAGCCTTCTGAGAGGTCAGATCAGCAATTTTCTGTTTTATCTCTCCGGCAGTTAAATCGACTGTTGCTTCAGTTTCTTCATTTGCGCGTTCAATCTTATTCAGTCGCTTGTCAAGGTTAGTCAGCTTAGAATCGATGCTTTGCAAAATCTGTGGAATCGTTTTCTTCTCTGGAACCTGGAGATGTTGGCTTAGTCTGTCAAGCTTCTCCTCGAATTGCTCGAATTTTTCCCTAATTTCTTTTTCTTCCATATTACCACTTTCCGTGGCTATCGACGACGCAGGACTAACCTGAACGCCAATCGGCCCGGTTTGAACATGTTCTTTAACCCAAACTTCAGCTTGCTCACGAGTCCAGCCTTTCGCCTTCAAAAACACAAACGCAAAATCTTCTTGGGCCTCAGGCTTTTCCCGGAGACGACCCTTAATCGCCTGGATCCCAGCTGCGAGATCACGCCAACCTAAAGTGAAGAAGTCAGGCAAAAAACCGTGAACGTCACGGATTGGCAATAAAACAAACTCTTGATCAGCTTGCTGTTCCAGTTTCTGCATAATCTGAATGTTGGTGCCAGATACCGCGGGAACAGCCACTAGACTTAACTCGGCATTGTACAAGTCGTGCGGAACTTTTCCATCTAAAACATCTAAGCGAGTGTAGTTAGCTCCAATAGAAACATGATTAATCAGGTGTTTACGGATCTTTTGCTGAGTCTCTTCATCATAGATTTCAGCTTCATAGAATAGCGTGTTCGAATCAGGGTCCCACTCGCTTTTGGCAACTTTTCCAACAGCGTTTATTGCCGAAACATGTTCATAATAAACAGGGGCTCCAAGAAGTTTTTCAGCGAATCTCTGCAACTCCTCAGGCGTCAAATCGTAGTCGTTACGGTCCAAACCAGCTATCGTTGCTACACCAAAAATTTTCAACGGTTTATCCGTAATCTTCTGCATAATCTGGAAGGGCGATAACACGCTAACGTGTTCTCGCACTCGCTGCCCCTCATGCTTTTTGAACCACGCCTTCGCCTTCTCCAATGTCCACCTGTCCTTATCAAAAAGATAGCTCTGTACTTCTGTAGTGTCATGGCCCTTGGGCTTGCCAATAACGGCTTTTATTCCCTCTTCCTCGGAGAGCGTGATAGTTCGGAGGCTGTCTTTCTCGAATTCATCTGGATTTCGATGACCGCTACGAATGCGGTCGGGTCCCTCTTCCCAAGGCAATCTTGGTTTTCACCGGAAAAATCTAAGGAGCATTTTCTTTAAAGGAGGGAATTATCAGAAAAACCAAGCTTGGTTTTTAAGCTATATACAAAAAAGTTGCTCGTTGAGGATACTGTTAAGTCTGATGTGATGTTAACCTTTTCAGATTATAATATCAATTTAGTTTAAATCCCCAAATTCCAAAAACAATGATATAATGCAACGCCAATTATTAAGACCATTAAACCAATGGAGATTACTATGAAGATTTTGAATATGCGATTCATAATACAGTACAAGTTTTCCTTACAACACGATAACATATCATTTATGAAACTAGAAGTAAGATTCCATCTTTTCTCATAATATCTTCGAGGATTATACGTGTCTTCTTCGAAAAATACTTCTTTTTTTTCCTCTTCGGTTCGTTTTTGGTCAAAACCAAATCTCCTTTCTAGTTTCATTAAAATAGCTGATTGCTCATACATTCGTTTACATTCTCTTTTGAAGTTTTTTAGCCCAATTTGAAGAATTAGGACCATGGTGAATGGAAGAATGATGAGAAACAAAGTGAAGATAGCTCTTGTATGATTATATAATTGTAGGAAGTCACGTGAGGTGTGCATTGCTATTAATGCGCCCACAGTTATTGAAATGAGGGACGATGCAAGGAGAATATGAAACTTAATAGATTCCCATGCTTTCTCTGCAAAGAATATTTTATCATCATGGGCTTTCTTGTAAAATTCAATCCAAGCTTTGTCCTTATCTCCACAAGCTTTGTCTTTATCTCCACCCATTCCTTAGCACCTGATATACTATACTTAATTCTCTAAATGTAAATTTTCGTACACCAGCAAAAGCCTTCCCGTCCGTGATTAGAATCGGCGAATCGCTTCTGATTACCAAGCTTTTAAGGTTTTATACTATGAGCATATATTTTTGTTATCACATCAGACTTAACAGTATCCTCGTTGAGTTTGTATTATGACTTCGTTAAAGGTTTTAGGATTAGCAAGGCTTGGGCAAGGGCCTTCTTTGTATACAACCTGCAAATTTCTTCCACTATCTTGTCGGGGGATGCTTCTCTTTCAATCTCTTTGAAGTCCTCCCATGCTTCAAGAATGTTGTCTAGCCACCTCTTAATTTCAGCGTCTTTCATAGGTAACTCCCCCTTTTAGTTTTGACCTTGAAACTAATTAAAATTTGGCACAATTCTAGGGTTGAGTAAGGATTTAGCCCCTCTATTAGTGCCTATGGCCTCTCGTAAAATTGTTTTAGGCATCAAAAAACCTCGGTAAAACACCTCAAAAACTAACGCTCAAAACCAATTTTTAACATAAGATTAACTATTTTCCTTAAATAACCTCACACCAAAAATTTTACGAGCAGGCATAGAATGGACGTCTAAATTTTTGCGGGGGTTTTTGAAGACGTTTCTATGTGTAAAAAGGCGATTAGAGAGTATTGCCCATTTTTCTAATATGGAACAGCTATGGCGAAAAAGGTACCTGTAGAGATCGAGGGCGTTGTGATTGCGTCGAGGGCGTCCCAAGGACTCTAAACACTGCGATTTGCTAGAAGTCATTAGATTCCTCAATATTTTCCGAGAGAAAACGAAAAACATCTACCAAATCTATCACAGCACCCTTCGCTTTGATTCTAAGAAGGTCTATCGATACTTGCGATACTGCGTTAACATAAGCCTCATCGAAATCGACCACATCGAAGAAAACGGATTCCTACCAGCAAAGTATTATCGACTGACAGAAAGAGGAAACGCTCTTATCAACCTCTTCAAACACATCGATACACCCATTGGCAGATAAACCATATTTGGTTTTTACGCTAATTCTCGTTTAAGTCAACTTCTCAACGATTTTCATATCGGCGTGAAACTTGAGCGTAGCCTTGAACAAGATTAGGGAATTCTATGGGAGGCTGCGAAAAGGGAAAGGAGTTCTGTTACCTGCTTGGCGTGAGGCTTATGGTGAAGTCCCGGCTGTCAGTTTTACCGATTTAATCGACGCTTATCTGAAGGATCCAAGCTGCAAAGCGTTCATAGACTTCCTTGCAGATCAAGCAGTTGGAATGGGCTTCTATACCGTAGTAAATGAAGAGTACGCGAGGTTTGAGGAAGCCAAGCGAGTAGTAGATGAATTCAATGAGAGCGTAAATCTTGACGGTTTGTTGCAGATAAGTACTAGAGAGATCGTTGCGTGTGGCAACAGTTTCTGGGAGAAGATCGAGCCAGAAAGGCTTGAAACATTAAAGATTTTGCCAATCACCAGCGTAGAAAAGATCATCCGAACTGCGACGGGAGAGGTC